TAACCTAATGATGAATGACGGTAAGCAACAATCTACCTTTTTGTTTCACGATTACACGCACCCAGCCTGAGAACAGCCATGAGTAAGGGTTTCATGGTTTATGATTTTAATTTGGTACACAATTTGGTACGCATCGCAATTTTCACATTACTTGGCAGTCATAAAACTCACCATAACGCGCTTCGTTGATGATGTACGTGATCACCAAAAATATCGCATCCGGACTAGTTCCATCTTCATGCGCAGGTATCTGTTCATGCCTACCTGTCTGCAAACCAGTAATAAGCCATTACAGGGTGATAGTGATGCATCAACTACGATAAATGCAGAGACATGATGCAGTGGTGGGTAGACTGGCTTGATGAAAAGGTGGAGTGATCAGCCTCAACCACAATCGAATAGCACAAAGCCTTGAAAGCCATTGCAAAGACTTATGTTTCTCAGTTTTGTCTCAACAACCACAGCAAATCATCGATCGATTGAGACTTGGATGATAGACTTCATGCCTTTCAGAACTCATTGATTAAATAAATGTTAAAGCTATTTGCAAAGTACACCTCGATTGGTGTGCTGAACACACTTATACACTGGGTGGTTTTTGGTGTATGTATCTATGGCGCGCATACCAATCAAGCTCTTGCAAACTTCGCAGGTTTCGTTGTGGCTGTGAGTTTTAGCTTCTTCGCGAATGCAAGATTCACATTCAAAGCATCGACTACAACGATGCGCTACATGTTATATGTCGGGTTCATGGGAACACTGAGTGCTACTGTTGGATGGGCTGCTGATAAGTGCTCATTTCCTCCAATTATCACTCTTATCACCTTCTCCGCCATCAGTCTGGTGTGCGGTTTCGTCTATTCAAAGTTCATTGTCTTTAGGGATACGAAATGAAGATATCTCTTGTAGTTCCTGTCTTCAATGAAGAAGAAGCGATACCAATTTTTTATAAAACGGTACGTGAATTCGAAGAGTTGAAGCCATATGAAGTGGAAATTGTTTTCATAAATGACGGAAGCAAAGACGCTACGGAGTCAATTATTAATGCTCTGGCTGTTTCAGACCCGCTGGTTGTTCCGCTGTCATTTACACGAAACTTTGGTAAAGAACCAGCATTGTTTGCAGGGCTAGACCATGCAACCGGAGATGCTGTAATTCCAATTGATGTTGACCTGCAAGATCCGATTGAGGTTATTCCCCACCTCATCGAAAAGTGGCAGGCAGGCTCTGATATGGTGCTGGCTAAGCGAACTGATCGCTCAACTGACGGACGACTGAAACGCAAAACGGCAGAGTGGTTTTATAAATTGCACAACAAAATAAGCAACCCAAAGATCGAGGAGAATGTCGGCGATTTCCGGTTAATGAGCCGTGAAGTTGTCGAAAACATTAAGCTTATGCCAGAGCGCAACCTTTTTATGAAAGGTGTGCTGAGTTGGGTTGGCGGTCGCACAGATGTTGTGGAATACGCGAGGGCAGAACGTGTTGCCGGTGACTCTAAATTCAATGGATGGAAATTGTGGAACCTAGCACTTGAGGGTATCACGAGCTTCTCGACCTTCCCTCTTCGCATGTGGACGTATATTGGTTTATTAGTCGCTGGGCTAGCATTTATATATGGCTCATGGATGATTTTTGACACTCTAATTTTTGGTAATTCTGTTCGTGGATACCCATCTTTACTTGTATCAATCCTCTTTTTAGGCGGTGTACAACTGATTGGGATAGGGGTTCTTGGTGAGTATATAGGTAGAATATATATAGAGTCTAAATCAAGACCAAGATATATCATTAAAAAATAGACAAACTACGGAATCACATGGATTATACAATGAGCAAATTAATTACTGGCCATAAAATTATTAAATATCATATGGACTCAAAAGGTAAATTATTTTTAATATATTTATCATCTCTTTGTTTTATTTATATCATCCCGATAATAATTGCCAATAGATACTACATAGACGATCTTGGAAGAGCACAGGATGGTTATTTTGGATGGAGTTCAAATGGAAGACCTCTTGCGGACCTATTAATGTCTTTAGTTAACTTGAATGCAGAGTCAACAATTGACATTTCTCCGCTTACATTATTTATCGGGATAATAATTTTTATTATATGCGCATATTTATATTTTCGTTCAAACCTTAACCACTTTAATAGCATAGCTTCAGCCGTTATATGCTTTCTAATTATTGCAAACCCTTTTCTGCTTGAAAATTTATCTTATAAATTCGATGTTGTACCAATGATAGCAGCGTTGTCACTTATGCTGCTCCCGTTCCTATCGTACAGTTCAAAATTATTAAAATGGTTTTTCTCAGTTTCTTTCGTTGTTATATCCCTTTGCTTGTACCAGGCTGTTATAGGATTTTTTGTGTGTCTGGCAGTAATAGAATTCATAATTAACGCATCTAATAAGCAATACACAAAACAACTAGACCTAATTATAGATATTTTATGTAGAGCTGCGCAATTACTTGTTGGATACTTTATATATAGCAACATTTCAGCTCACTTCGTATTCGGAGAATATAACATTGAGCACTCCACATTAATAAGTATTGATCGTGAAGGAATTAATATTTTCATAAATAATGCATTGGCATTTTTATCAATGGTGTTGCTATATGTTAATGGCATGCTATTACTTTCATTAATTTCCTTGGCTACAGTTTCAATATTTATTATAAAGACAGCCATTGGAATATTTAACAATAACAGAAGATCATTTTTAAATTTAATTATAATTATTTTGTTATTGATATCTCCATTAATAATAATGGCATTTGCTGCAATACATTTATGTTTATTAAAATATCCAGTATTCTCAGATAGAGTCATGGCTTCGTTTAGCGGATTTATGCTATTAGTTGGCATATCTTATTTTTCTTTAATTAAAAACTTTAAGCATCATATCATATTATCAACACCTTTCGTATTACCGCTTCTAGTCTACTCATACGCATTTGGAAGTGCTATGGACGCTCAAAATAAATTTGATTATTTTTTATCGCATATCATGGCAGAGGAAATATCACGTAACGATCCAGAGGCCACAAAAACCATCATGTTTTTTGGAGTGCAACCTTCATCTCCGCAAAGAGATAATGCTATAAGAAGATTTCCCTCCCTCTCTTCAGTTGTTCCTCTTTACTATAATAATGGATGGTGGGGAAAAGGTATGATAAAAATGTTTGGTATACAGAATCCCATAGAGAATGCCAATTATACGATTAACCCATGCGAAATGAAAATGGTTTCAAAAGGACAAATGTATAATACATTTGTGAATGACAAGTATTTTGTCATTGATTTTAGAAAGATTAGTTGCAAATAAGCCCCCCCCCCCTCTCGGGAATTAGATAATTTTCATGAGGGGGGGCATACAAATGCACTTTCAAAATTAACCTTTAGAAGGTTAATCCCAGTCAGACACGCAGGAGTAAGTAATGCTCCCCCTTAAACTACTCCCATTAATTAAGTCAGATGGACCTAGAGCTGAAGACACACCACTAGTTGTAGTTGACTTGTAAAACATAATTTGGTTGTCATCCCTTAGTATTACACAAGTGATATTACCAACCCCTGTGGCAAGACCTAAAGCTATAGATACACTACCGCTACCAGACTGTGCCGCAGCATAAGGTAAGCCATTTATCAAAAGTTGACCTACTTTGCCAGATATGTCAGGGATGGTGATATTAAATTCTACCGTAGCAATGTTACCACTCTTAGTGAACTTAATGTCCTTGGTTCCACCAGTAACTGGGCCACTATTTGCAAAGACCACATCGGATGTAAGATCCAGAGTTTTGCTAAGGAATTTAGGTTCAAGGGTTACAGTGATAGCCGCGCCAGTCGTTTTAGCGATGTAGCTATTGCCATCAGTACTGTTGTAGATAAACGTGTTACCAGCAGCGTTAGTTGCCACCAACGGGATACGCCCTGTATTCCCAAAAGTCCCCCCATTAACAACTACTTTATTCCCGGAACCAAGTAACCAGAAATCCCGACTCCATTTTGCCGGATCCCCGTAAACCATAGTATTATTGAATACAAGATCGTTGTTGTTTTTTATAGAGAACAGAATATTGCTACCCGAAGCAGGTAATGTGTAGAAATTATCAAGTATCATCTCGTTACTTTCTTCGAAATGCGCGGCTGTCCCGTAGTTTTTGTCTAGAGCTGTTGGTACTTCCGAACCGCAACTCGTTACCTTAAGCCCGTTATTACCGTTGAAGTAATACGCTGTATTTACGGTGCCATCAGAAGCGCAGCTAGACATGGATGAGTATTGAAGATTTGAAATTCTGAATGCTCCAGGAGTCACCGTGCTGTCGTGCACTGTCGCATAACAATTCTCAATAGTCATGCTGGTTCCACCCTCTTGTAGGTACTGTCCGAACAAACTACAGTCTCTTACCGACGACATCCATACGTCACGTAACCATATCGCAATCTTTGTTTTAGAGAATCCGCATTCTTTAATCTGAAAATTGTGTCCTTGCAGTATTGTTAAACCGCTTTGCCCGCCGGCATCGTCCCCTTCAAATGTGACACCATCAATTTTTATTCCTGCCGGAAATGTAGTGCCGTCGGGGTCGGCGTTTGCCGGGTTAACGTACCCTACTGTATCGACGGTTAACTTGCTAGGGCTGGAACCCTCAGTGGTGATAGGGTTGAGCGTGACGGTGGCATTACCCGTCTTCTTCAGCCTTTTAATTGATTTGGGGTTTCCACCGTTGATATATCGCAAGTCATGGTCTCCGCTATATCTTGTGAATGGATGGAAAATAAACCCAGTTGGTGGCACATCAACGTTACCAATAATGTTAGGAATTTTATTATCGAGCGCATCTCCAACGGTTATCTCATTATTATTAAATGCTGTTGTGTACCCAACATCGTAAGCCCCGTCAGGCCCCTCTATAACCTGTCTAAACTGGTCAGGGTCATACTTCAGCACATTCGGAAAATAGAACTGCTGCGAACCATACGCATCATATACAGCCATGGAATGGCCTTGCACAGTTACGAACTTGGCAATCTGTCCATTATATACCGGATATCCGGCAGCGTTAATGATTATTGGTTGCGAAACAGGAACGTGAGAGCCGTCTTCGTTCTCTACATAAACCGGAATCTGGTTTTCAGGATTTACCGGGTCAGTGTCAATTTTACCGATATAAATTTTTCCATTGGCTACGGCTTTAAAAGAACGCGCCATAGTGAAGAGTTGCGAAGGCATTGATACGATCACATTGGCTGTAATGTCTGTCATTTAATTTGCTCCAGATACAAGGAATCGCCGCAGCATGGCTACGGTTGGCATTTGTTACATACCGAAACGGTACTATTGTTGATTTGTACAGTAGGTTTTACGATGCCATTCCACCCATTTGGTGAGGCATCAAGGATGTACAGCAAATACGACGAGGCGCAGTTTCACTTGAGACTTCCGCATGAGCTTCACGCGAAAATTAAACAGCGTGCGAAGATGAATAACAGGTCGCTGAACTCAGAGATAATTGCAGCGATTGAAGAATCATTGGCTAAACAAAGCTCTGCATCTGTTTACATTGACGATGCAGAGCGTATGGCAGAACAACAATCTGATATGGTAAAGAAAATTGTCTTTGATACGCTCAGAGATTTATATAAAAAAGACAGCAACTAACCATCCGTGGCTTTCCGTTACTTCTGGTTATCATCACTGTTCATCCAGTACATGATGCCTAGCCTTGATATGGTTTTCTTATCTGATTCTGGAAGTGAGTTGTAAAACGAGCGCCAAGCAGAAGAGCGTCTTACAGTTGTATCAACGATGCTTTCTGGTGCTTGTTTTACTGCCAGCCTTGCTGCTTTCTGGAATTCTGGTGAGCTAATTAGCTTTTCTGCAGATTCAATTGATTCAGCGCCGCCCATCGCCCTGATTTTGCTGGCGACTTTTGCCCCAATTTCTGACCCAGCAACAGCACCTACTGCACTAAACGGTCCTGACACAGTTGAACCAACCGCAGTGCCAATGCGTTGGGCATGGTTAGCAACAAATTCATTTGCCGCAGTGACGCGATTAAACCGTTTTACGAACTCGTTTAGTCTTCCTGTAGTTATCTCGTAAGATTTTGCGTCTTTGATAGCCTTTGCGACCTTATATACATCGTTCAGACCTGACATAGTCTCTTTTGGTAAATGTCGGGCAAGATTGCGCATCTGCCCGTTTGCTAACATGTTTTGATACCAGTCAGCAAACCCTGCAGGATTAAAATCAGCGCCACGTTTTCCGTTCGAAAGCATATCCCGAAGACCTGTTCCCAGTAGCTCGGTTCTTAGCTTCCTGGACGGCGTGTTTTGCATCAATTCACGAAATCCTTTGGCATCGCCTTTCGACATTGCCTGTAGTGCTGTAGTTGCTTTGCGAGAAACATCACCGTTCAGCGTTCTGCCAGTTAGATTAATCATTTGCTCTTCCATGCTTTTTCGCATCTGAACAAGCCTCTGAGCAACTTCAAAATCACGTAATGCATTTGTCTCTGACAGCGCCGCCTTTTGATCATCGGCGAGCGAACCGTAAAGCCTCGATAAAGCAGCGCGATCAGCATCTTTATATGGTCCAGAATTCTTATGAAGTGCATCACCAACAAGTCGTCGTTGCTTATTGAGATTTGCATAAGTTAATGCGCCGTTCTTGCCTGGATTAACTGCCCGAAAGACTCTCTTTTCAATAGGGTCAAGGTTTTTCATCCCGCCAAGATCTTCTGCCACCTGTTTGAGCATTGACCTTGTTGATGGCGCATCAATTTTTGCACCTGCAGGCATCGCCTTTTCAACATTGCGATAAAGCTGGTCGCTTCGTTTCATCAGCGCAGACATTCTTCCATTGACCGTATCAATAAACTTGTCGCTCATACCAAGAGCATCTTTTGCACCGGAAACGCGATCAATTATCTCCCCCGCGCCCTGTGCTAGCTGCCTGATTGCTTCATTTTCCTGCACCTGTAGAGCAGAACCCGCACGGGACTTGATTGCTTGCTCAACTGCCTTGTATTGCTCGTTCCCGGAAAAGTGTGAAGGGAGTAATGAATCAACATTAAGCCTTTCAGCAGACTCCAGAACTTCAGCCTGAGGATTGATATCTAGTTCATCAAGCGATGAAGCGAGATTTGGCCTTTTTTGTGCTGCTACTGTGCGAACGACTTCCTCTGGGTTCCTCGTCGCAGGCGTCATTGGTACACCTTGTGCTACTCTTGCCTCTGCGGCATGAACCGCAGGATTTGTTGCTGCAGCGGCATCACCGGAGAATGGTGATGTTTCTGTTAGCGCAGTGGTCGCTCTCTGTGCAGATGTTTTATTGCCACTAATTATATTTGATGCGCCACGAACACCACGGGTAACGCCATTTATCAGGCCATGCGTAGCAATGTTAAGTCCGGCATTAATAGCGGCATTTTCGGCAAAATCACCCCGTTGATTCGCCGCGTCAGCGAGAGAACCAATGACCATGTTTCCAGCTACACCTGCTCCAGGAACAAGATAACCGCCTATTGACTCTCCAGCTTGCGCGTAGGGGTCTGTCGGTCTGTCTACTGGACGATAAACATCATCCAATACTTTTGGCCCCCCAAGCCCCTGACTGATTGCATTAATCAGACTTGCGCCACCCTGCAATACGTCAAATGGTATGTTTACCAGACCACGACCAGACTGTTCTGCAATTTGCCCTGCACTTTGACCACCTGTTAGCCATTCTCCTGCACGCTGCATAAGTGATTTGTCTTGCTGAATGGTATCAGGAGATTGCCCTACTTCCTGCTGTTCTGTCTGCATTGAAGGCAATGGATAGGCATCATAGAAAGCTTGCTTAGCCTGATCTGCATTTTCTCCGGCTTGCGGGGCCACGACTTCATTGAAGTATTGCTCCTGAGCCTGCGCTTTTTGTTCTGGTGCTAACGCCTGATACTGTGGAGAGGCGATAACATCTTTCCATGCTTTAGCCATTAATCACCCCATAGTGAAGAAAAGTTACTGCTGGCTGCTGGCTGTGATACCTGTGCAGGTTGAGATTGCTTCCGCTGAGATTTACCAACATTAACGTTATATTGTTGGTTGTAATTGTTGGTGTATTCCTGAATTTCACGAATCGACTGCTGCATAGCCTCCGGGCTTGAATAGTCAACCTGCGGCATCCCCTGAAAATACATCTTCGCTTCTGCAACGGTGTTAATACCACTGGCACCCATGTCCCTTGCTGCCGCCACACCCTGATTCTGCATTCTGCCCTGAATACGTTGTGCTGAGTTATATAACTGGCGCTGCTCTTTTCCTGTTAATCGGCTACGAACATCAGCACCAATTGCTGGATTACCTGCACCGCCTGTCATTCCTGTCATGAAATCGAGAGCAGAAGCGTCTGCATTTGCGATCGCGTCGATATCCTTCTTCATGGCATAGTTTTGTGCTGATGCAGACGATGTTGCAGGCGCTGCGATTGAACTGGCAGGAACGCGAACCATATTCCCCTCGTTGTCGATGCCTTCGTAGAACGCATTAGCCCCAGCGCCGTGAAGCTTCCCGCCTACCGTTACAGTTCTGCCATCTGATAACTGAACTGTACGCTCATCATTCCCAGCGATTCCTCTTGTTGACGCTCGCTGCATTGCCAAATCCTGACCTCGTCGCGCAGTAGAAGCAGATAAGTCCTGACCGCGCATCGTGATGTTCTGGCCTCGTGCTGTTAGCGCCTCGCCAGCCTGATTGCTGCGGATTGTCTCTGCAAGTTTTCCGCGATCAATCTCACGACCAGCCATCTTGTCCTGAACATTGAAGTAATCAATCGGACCAAGAGCAGCCATTCCAAGGTGATCAACAAACTCACCAAATCCTGAAGGATTCTGCTGATACATCTGAGCAACGTTATTAGGGTCAACACCGACGCGATTCAGTTCCTTGGCGTTGTTTTGCAGCCATGATTGCATTGCTTCTGGAGACGATGACGCAAGGCGTGCGCCAGCCGCTAAGGTGCCGATAGAATTACGCTGGTCTTCATCAATGAATCCCATGCCTTTACGAACGGATTCAATCTGGTCTGGATATTGAGTAGCCAACTGACGCAAAGCACCGCGATCACCAGACGCATAAGCATTAGCGTACGCCTGCTGAAATTCTTTCTGCCGCTGAGCCTGCTTCTCCTGCTGAAACACCCCCGCAATACCTGAAAGGCCTTGCAAAGCAGTCAGCCCAACATTGTTAGCGCCTGAACGCTCAATATCATTGTTCTGCCTGATAAGCTGAAGCGTATTGCCGATGTCATTTACGCTCGGAGCGTTTGAGTTGACGCCGCCGATACCAGCCAACAATCCGCCATTTGTTCCTTGCCAAGTAGCCATGATTACCCCTTAAAACAACGAGCCAAGCAATCCGATACCAGCACCAATGCCAGCGCCCCAAGGTGTTGATGTTCCCAAAAGGCTGGCAAGACCTGCACCGGCAATCGCACCAGACGTGCCACCGCTAATTGCAGTCTGAAGACTTGATGGTTTATTGGCATTAGCAGCGGCAAGTGCTGCGCTTTGCTGTGCAATGCTGCTCATGTTGTTGGCGTATGTCTGCCCGGCGTTCGCCTGACCTTGCAGCGCACCAAGGCCAATGTTTGCCAGATTGTTGTAGTTGCTCATCTGGTTTGATAACCACGACTGACCGAGAGTCGGAGCAATCGTAGCCAGTTGATTGCTTGTGGCTGTCGAACCAAGTCCCCCCGTCGCCTCCGCAGCAGCAAGATTCTGGTAGCGAGCCTGACCTGCCAAGTCTTTATACTGCTGAGAGTTGTAATACTGATTAAGTGCCTGCCCCTGTCCTTCTAAACTGGAAAGGTTCTGAAGCTGGTTAACATACTGCTCCGCAAGCGGCGTGAACGGAGCAAGGTTTTTCATGATCGTCTGCCACTGTTGATTTTGCAGGTCTGCGGCATACTTCTGAGCTTCTGCGGCATACTTTGCACTTTTATCAGAACTGCCACCTTTTCCGCCTTTTTCAGGGCAATAAGGTTCCTCGCCGCGCAGTTTTCTGCCCAGCTTAAATGCATATAACATGGCTATCTCCCGTGATTCAGGAAGTCGATTAGTTCTTCGCGTGTGGCGCTGTAAAACGTCACGTCATCCACGCCTTTGAAGTATTTCTTGATGGTTCCTACACGCTTAAGGCCAATCATTGCGCAGTACATCTGACCGTGGCGGAATTTGCGCGCAGCGAACGATGTGACGCACTGAACGGTGGTGTTAGTCAGAATGTATCGCCAGAAAGCCAGCCCGATTTCCTTGCTGAATCCGCGAACCTCTGGCAGGTACATGGCGTGGCAATCGAATGTCAGAGGCTGAATCTCCTGATAGTAAACAATGCCGCCGAACTGCCCGTGCACATTCACTTCAAAGTAACGGCATTCAGGTTTGTAGTCGTACCCATCACCGTTATTGCTCCCGGCGATAATGTCAGGGTGATTTCCGACTGCTTCTATCAGGTCGATGTTTCGCGTTGGTTTGAATGCAATCATCAGTCAATCAGCCCATGTAATCTCACATCGTCCTCAAGGGCTTTTAGACGCCTTAGAGTTACCTGCAAGTTGTTTGCTATTGCCTGAACTTCTGACTGACTGTATGTTGCACCAACAGGCATTACAGAGTCAGCATTAAAATAACCCCTATATGGAGTTCCTATTGCAGCAGTCCATCCTGTCTTTCTTGAACCTACAACCTGAGTTCCGTTAACTGCATATGATGTCGTCACGTTGAGGGCGGACGACAGTGATTGCGCATCCGTTGCTGACTTCGATACGTAATCAGCCTTAATACCAGAGACATCGTTTTCTACGCCATGCAGTTTTCCATCTACTGTGACCAAATGCGCCTGAATATCGATAACCTCATCCAGCAAGTAATCAACATCGCTACGCAGTACGACTATCTTCCCTTCGGCGGTTGTTAACCTGACCTCAAGGAGATTTATCGCTTTTGTGTTTGCGGTGATTCTTGCGTCGTGATCAGCCAGTTCTACGTCCTGTTCATCGTTTTTTACCTGGGCATCGTAAGCGCCCTGACCAGCCTGATTTGCCTTCCCGGCAATTGCGCCGACATCAGCCCCCTGATTAATGACATACAACAGGTAAGACTGGCTGAATATATTGCGTGGCAAAATTGAAGCATCAAGGCGCGTAGCCTGAACCGCGACAGGATTATTCAGTGATGAATCCGCCATTACTCAATCCTTATCTGAACGCCAGACAGAGTTACAGGTGACTTCGTGATAACGCGAAGTTTGAAGCCGACATTTTTCCTGATTCGCCCGACACGCTTCCACAAAACGCGTTTGTCGTAAACGAACGGTTCATTCTGCTCAATCATCTGCTCACGTCCGTAATTGATGCCGTCAGTTGTTGCAGAGAGAAAAAGGCGGTCGGCGTACTGCGCAACGCCAGTTGAAGATTCAACTTCAAGGTCGAAAACTCTGGCGTTATCTGCTTTGAACAACGGAGTAAACAGCAGGTGTTCCTGTTGCTTGTCGTACTGGCTGCTGATGTCGAATTGCAGTTTCCCGGTAACAGATTCCAGCTTATCGCCGCACGTTATCTGATTGCCTTCGTAAATGAAGTCGATAGCGCGGTACACATCGTCATACAGGCCTGTTTTCAGCACACACCATTGCGGACCATTAGCGCTTGAAGATGCGTCGTAAACAAGAACATGGCGCGGGAGATGGATAATCAGCAACTCATGCGCATCAAACCGCAGCGATTCCATCACGCCATCAGCCAGTTCATCAGCAGTGTAGGAGCGTAGTATTTTCTCAATGCTCGCGCTGGCGATTGGTGATACCTGACCGGAGCCGATGATATACACAGACGGCGCACCTGTTGCCGGATTGCTGATAAACGCATAGGAATCAGCAAACGGCGTTTTGCAGTAAGTTCCGGCGATGCCTTTTTGCACCATCAGCGATGGCTGTGCGACATACAACGCGGCACCAACAGTGGTTGCACCAGTCAGGGAGAAATATTCAATCGTCGATGAACCAAAGCAGACAATGAAGTCTCGCCATGTTCCGATTCCGATGATTCCGTCAGGCTGCGACTCGGCACGATATTGTGCGCTGTTGCGGTCAGGATGCGATTCGTCTTCAAGGTCAGTGATAAACCATGAATCAGTACCGTCTTTTGACCACGCATAACGCCCACGTAAGCGCGTAATGTCACGGACCGAACCTAACTCATACTGCGTGAATCCGCTGTCTGTAGGCCAGTTTGAGACGGTTTTAACCGTGCCATCATAGCGGTATTCGACCAGTTGACCATTAACGCCTACAGCCTGTGATGTCCGACCATGCGCCATTGATACGCGACCACTTCCGGCAACATCACCGACCTCGCTTTCTCCTTTGTACAGCTTGCCACCACATACGCGATAAACAGCATTCTGCGCCATGTTGTACTCGACGCCGCGCGATACACCATTCACATCAGAACGTTTGGCAATGCCCGGGAATGAGCGAAGATATCCGCTGCTGTTGAGTATTTCTTTGGGTGTAGCCAACATATTCACTGGCAGATAGTCGATATAGTCAGCGTTTCTAAAGTCTTTGCCGACACCTTTCATAAGCGGAAGTTGCTGAATCGGCATTATTCGCTCCCGTTATCGCAAGGTTCCTTTCGCTGGAAGTAATTCCAACCGTTCCACTTCGCCAACTGGTTACCACTACCAACAGGCATACGGTTTGGATAACCGGACTTACATTTAGCGGCTTTTGCTCTGTCCATTGCAGACAGTTTGACGAGTCGCTCTTTCCCGTATCTGGCAGTGGTTATAAGTTTTGCAGACGCTTCCAGCGCATAATCTGGAGCAATGCGGCAGGCAAGGTTGAAAATGACGGCATTTATAGCGTTATTTGATAAGCCGTGCTCATCGCCCGGATCTGGAGCGACATCTGCATCAGCAAAAATGTAGCCAACGTTGATCCCAGGTGACGCATCACCGCCAAGCCATTCAGCCATCATCATTTCAAGGTCGTTGACGCCGTCTTCCATAGACTGCGGTTCGACATCGGTTAACGTGGCATTTGATGCCACACCGAGCTTACGTAATGCCGCAAGAACTAAATCACCCTTCGTTGTCAGGTTCATCTGCTGCCGCCTTAGGTTTTCGACCAGGCTTTTTACGCTGTTTTTCTTCTGGCTCTGGCTCCGGCTCTGCAACATCCTTCAAAAGGTCATCAGGATGTGAAAACCAGCCAGCATCCAGATATTCCTGAAGCTCTTCGGCTTTCACGATTTCAAAGTCGTATCCAACGCCTTTCCATTTCTTCATGTCTCCATGACGAAAGATCATGTGTGTCATGCTTGTCTCCAGATAAAAAAGGGAGCCGAAGCTCCCTCTGGTTATCACGCAGTCTGGTTAGGCAGACCAACACCAATTGCCTCTGGTCGTACAGCACATGCTGAATACCACACAGCAATACGGCACTTACCAGACAGAGTGTTGATATCACCCTGCGTTGCGAAGATGCCGTTAACACCAATACCAGGAATGCTGAAGGAAGACGTTTTCATGCCAGCAAACAGTTCATGGGTTACCGGGATCGGCTGAGACAGCAGACGGATTGAGTCATCAGCCCAAAACACGTTAGCGGTGGTTGTTGCCACGTTCAGAACGTTTACCGGAGTGGTATCAGCAAGAGAGGTGTTTACGTTAGCGTAAGCCTTCTCTTCTTTTGTCAGTGACGCGTCATCCAGTGCAATCGGTTTCGGCGTGATTTCGATGTGAGTACCATCGATCACACGGGTGATTGAGAAAGTCGCGTCATCAGTTAGCACGTTCTTCGCCATCTGAGACAGGAATTTCACACCAGTGAAGCTGATTTTGTCGCCGCGCTTAAACCCGGTGGTGGAGGATACGGTCACCGTTGCAACACGGTTGTCAACGTTCTCTTTGTTACCATCGGTATCAAGGGTGTATGCCTGCGGCTTAAACTTCTGCGCACCAGACACAGTTACACCAGTAGCGGTTGACTTGGTAACTGCCGGAAGTTTCGGTGAGCGAAGAATTTCATCAAAGCCAGCAATCTGACGCTGAATAGTACCGTTGCGATACGCTTCTTCAGGAACGCGCCCAAAGATGTCACCATCTACCAGGTTGCGGCCTGCTTTGCGGTAATCGTCAGGGTTCAGGAAGTAACTGATGCCCATATCGCGGTTTAGCTCACGGGAGAACATCAGGCGCTCTGCATCAGACACAAAATCCCAGCCAGACAGGCCAGTAGATGGACCAATTGCGCGGGTATCGTGAACAACAAGCGAGCCCATTTCAGTTGCCTGTTTGGCAATCGCTGACTCAATGTTATTCGCCAGTTTTTTGGCGGATGCCTGGATGCGGCGACGGTAAGAACGCTCATCACGCAGGTCATCTGCACGAAGCTCGAAAAAATCGTTATCCGGATCGCCCATGTTGCATTTCACGGAGAGTTCCAGAATCCCGGTTGCGTTGCCAGTTAAATCCCAGCCAGTCTGGGTTGGCGCTTCCTGCTCAACAGGCATCCACACGGTGTTGCTTGAACGCTGCATGGATTCTGCCGGAGGGGTGTATTTTGTCACTTTGGACGCCATTGGCGTCAGGTTCTGGACGGTTTCGATGATTTCATCCAGAGCATACGTGACCAGTTGACCTTCATTTAATGCCATTATCGAATTCCTTTATTCAGTTGCGCCTTGAGCTTGCGGTATGTCTCTACATCCCCTTTGTTTGCTGCCGCTTCCATCTGCTTTTCAATCGCAGAGATATTTGCAGCAACAGCGTGTCCCTGAATGGGTTCATCAGGTAACGGGGCTTCTGAAACAGGCTTGGCTCGAGGCTTGAGAGTTAAACGTTCTGACAGTCGAGTGAGTTCAATCAGCGCGGATTGCCCGTCCATCGCCAGCAACTGGCGTGTTTTCTCAGGATTAGCACCAAGGTGATACATGAGTGCAGCGGATTTCTCCGGGAAGAGGCGCATGATGTCGGCGCCGACTGCTGGCGGCACCAGTTGCATGAATGCGTCCTCTTTCTCCTGATAGTCAGGGATATTGAGCTTTTCCGCTGCGTCGTAGTGCTTACGGGCTGCCTCGACGTATTGCGCTGATTGCTGGGTGAACTCCTGAGTTTTGCGACCCTGCTCGGCGACAGCCTGGCTTCGTGCGTCCATAGCCTTGATCTGCCATTCACTGTTTGCCTGCTGGAAGGCAGCCAGTGCGCGGCTCTGGTCATAGTCGTACTTAGCCAGTGCGTCTTCGGAAAGATAATCGTTAGGGTCTGGTTGTTTTGGTAACTCAGGGTTCACCCGCAGGTGCTCCGGCAACTCTCCACGCTTAACCGCTTCCATCTGCTGCTCAAGCTCACGCTGGCGTTTGCGTTCGATGCGGCGACGGGCAAATTCAGCATTAGTTGCCGGGTCTTGTTTCGGTTTCTCATCGTCTTTCAGGACAATCTCGAAGCCTTCTTCCTGACCTGCGTTGTCGTTGGCATTATCGACAACTAAGCCATCAGCAGATGCCGCTGCATGATTGCCGGGCAGGGTTAATTCTTCAGAAGCCTGAATGTCGGTGGTTTGGTCCATGATTAACTCTCTCTTATTGAGGTGTCTCGGCTACTCCGCCGGAGGGGATTTGAACTTGACGCATAAGATTCGCGAAATCCATGCGTTGTGAATGAGTCTGGTCTGCATCTTTAAGAAGCAGCTCAGCGTTAGCACGAGCATCTTTGCTGCGCTGTTGCTGGAATTGACCTACGAGCTTGAGGTACTCACGCAGTTCTGCCTGCTTGTCGAGGTCCATATTGTTGAAGATTTCTGCAATCTTCGCGGCGTTGAGTTGGTTTTGGGCTTCAACCTTGGCGGCTTCAACCTGAATCTGCGCCTGTTGGTTCTCTGCCTTGAGCAATTCAGCCTGACCTTGCAGAAGGATACCCTGCGCCTGAATTTGCTCTGCTGATGGCTGCTGCGGCTGTTGTTGTGCCTGCTGCACCATCTCCATCTCTTCAGGTGTTTCTGGTTTCTTCAGCCCCATCATCACCAGTTGCTTGTTCGCGTACTCTCGCATCATCTCGACGCCTTTACCGTCAAGCAACGTGAAGTATTGCAGCATCAGCATCTGGAACTCTGGAGTACCTTGCGGAACCTTGGTTAGCAACTCCTGAATCTCTGCGCGATTCTGTTCCTTCATGCTCTGGAAGGATGGCCCAACGTCCGTATAGCACTCATAGCGACCGCGAATGTCGTTGAGTGTGACCACATTGCCGGACTGATAATCGACAACTTGCGCATAGAGTTGAACGTCTTTCTCGCTTCCATCTTCAAGTGTCAGCGTTACATGACGAGGAACGTCATAAATATCGTTGACCATTGAGGCATAAATCTCGCCATCACGTCGCATTGCGGTAGCCAGGTTATCCTGAAACACGTATGTCTCAAGATCTGCCCGCATGTTCAGTTGATTGACGGTATCGAAAGCGACCTGAGAGTTTGCCGCCTGCGCATCCACGCCAAGACTAGCCACCTCTTTCACTGCGTTGGTGGCAGCCTCAAGCATGTAAGCGTTGGCTTGCGGCACTTCAGGGTTTTCCATGTAGGAGATTGGACCAATCGGCAGGTCGTTACCGTTTTCATCGGTCCTGTTCTGCAGATAGTACGGATAGTCATCATTTCCACCGTACATGTATTCGTAGCCTTCGATTTGCTCAGGGAAGAAGGTCGGTTTCTTCTTCGGTGAACGGGCAACGATATCGGCGTTGAACGACATGATCATGTTACGAAGGCGTTGACCGTCTTTCGTCAGCCTTACCACTCCTTCGTAGCACTCCTTGTCACCAGCGAATGACCATTCGCCGTACACAGGAACGATTGGGATATGCTCTCCAGCTATCTTCTCGCGGTCTTTCAGTATCTGCGTGCAGGTGATGATCGACTTATACACACGCCGACGCTTCACCTTGCGCTCTGCTACCTTAATGAATCCACGATTAGCCAGGTCGTCGATGACGTCTTTGATATCCTGCTGGTAATAGCTGACCGGCTCACCTGTCAGCGGGTCGCGGTAGATGAAGACCTTCTCTTTCTTCTCTTCGACCTCGTAATACTCAGCGACGTAGACGACATCATTCGATACCCACGGAAACAGCCATGTATCGTTCGGATTCTGGAAAGATGGCAGCGTGTCAGGATCAATACCGTAATCCTCTGCGAACTCTTTCCAGCCATTGCGTGACAAAGCGTTAATCACCGTGCAGTGCTTAGCGTCGCTCTTATCCATCTGCTTGCTGTTTGCGTCCCATATGACGTGTGAGCAGGCCTCATGGATTGGCAGGCGTCGGATTACCTGATTGTTGCTTGTTGGATCGTTGTCTTCGTACTGCGTGACCAGACGCCATGCACCAACGCCGGACTCTATCTGCTCACGAACGCCAACGTTAACGGCAATTTTTGCCGTGTTATGGCGCATATCAGTACGATACATCCCCATCAGCACATCGGCAGCATCAGGATTAGCACCGTCTTTTGGTCGGAAGAGAACGTCGATAGGGTTCCGGCGCATCTCTGCGACCAACTTCCTGACAACCGGGCGGACAACATCGAATTGTCCGCGATACTGCAGGGTGGTGTAGTTTGATAGCCAGTCATCCCATTGCGACACTCGGCTAAAATACAGGTCATTTGTCGCCTCGGTTCTGGCTTCATCGCTCGCCATCCAGTCTGCGTCAAACTTACACAGAATGGAATTGAGTCTGTTTTCGTCGGCCATTTAAGTTCTCCGTGCGATGGGCCTGATTGGGGCTGGTATCTTTTTCTCTTTTGGTTTTTTGATGTCGCGCATCATTTTGGCGAAGCGGCGCATCATGTATGCATAGCGAACGGCTGATAGCACGTCGTCGTTAAGCTTGACGATCTTCCCGTTTTCATCACGGTGATAGAGGCGGAACTCCTCAAAGAATGGCTCACAGGTGTTGAATACTTTGAAGCGACCATCGAGCATCATGTCGCGCAATTCAGTGATGCCAGGCTCCACAGCGTTACCGCCATCAGGCCATGTCGCATGCTCCTGCAACATCATAAAACCAGCGTCGGCATACTGCCCTTTGAGCTGCTCACCGCCGCCCTTCTCGTGCTGGTTTCCGTCATGAGGCCATGCTGTTGGCACTTTATGCGCCCATGATTTAACAGCTCCCCACGCCTGAACGGCTGTTTTTTCTTTCGCCTTCCACACGCGTGAAACGTAGATTGTGTCTGCATCCTTATCCCACCAAAGCTGAACCTGCGCCTGTGGGTGATCCCATCCGAAATCCATCCCGCCAATTACGTAGAAGTGATCAGGACACTCGAACGGATGACACTTAATCGTCTCTTCCGGTATCTGGAAGATTCGTCCGCTACCCATCGTAGGAATACCGCGAGCACGCGCCTCTCTCTCATGCTCGGGATAGGATGCAATGATTTGCTCTTTCTGCTCGTCGGTGTAGTGCTCAGCGTCATAGATGGTCATGTTGACCACTTTCTGCGACTTGCTGGGATTCTTCAGGAACTTGGTAACAACGTCAGACATCCCCATCAGCGGGGTAAACGTCAGAATTGAGAATTGCCCGTATTTGTTGGTACGGGTAAGACCTTCGCCATAAATGCTATATGGTGGTTCTTCGTCAAACCACACGCCGTGGATTGTGTCACCCTGCCAGCGAGCACGGCCTTGCGAGTATGGTTTGAAGTAGCAGATTGAAATGCCATCTTCAACGCCATCAGCCGTGTGATGCTTAACCAGAAGATGATCAACAAGGTTCGGAAAGAAAGGAGACTTCTTCCAGCTAATGATGTCCTCTTTCGGTATGGAACCGTAACCAGGCTCATCATTCTCTTCGATACGACCGCACAGGATGCGTTGAGTCGTTTTGGTTACAGTCTCGTTTGTCTCGCCACCAATCCAGAAGACAACAGGCTCATAGAAACGCTTACCTTTCCACTCCCCGCCATATTTACCATCAGCAGGATAGCCTTTTGTGCCCGGATAACGCCCGGTAAGGTGAAACGCGACTTCAGCAGCACCAGTAAATGACTTACCAAGCTGGTTACCAGCCATAAAACATCGCTCTGGATAGTCATGCCCGGCGTCGATGAACTCACGCTGTTTGCTGTATGGCGTAAATTCATATAGCAGGTGTGTGTTCCGGTAGTTCTCTTCTTCTTCGAGTAGCTCGAGCAATTCTATTTGCTCTTCGTCGCTCAAGTTATCAAGAATCGCGTCCAGTTCCACGGTTGAATAGCTCCTTGATACGAGAGCGCCGCTTATCGCGATCTCCCTTATCAGGTGTCACGTCTTCAACTTGCGACTGCTCTTTGAGGCCCAAATCACGGGCGATGATGTTAGCGTTGAGAAGGTCAGCGGCTGCGCCAGAGAATTTCTGGTCGTAGATGACCTGTTCTGCTCGCGTAACGACTTCAGATAAATCTTCTCGCAGGCGATATGTGCGCCATGTTTCAAGCGTCACATCAATGAACAGAGTGAGGCCGGTAATGGTCATCGCTCGCATCTTGGCGATAGGCTCTTGTATCACTTCACCCTGATACGAGAACGCCTTCATCTCCCATAGCGGGTTAGCTTCTACCCACTCGAAGTATTCACAACAAGCAGCCCACAGCGCCTCAGGCGATTCGAATTTAGGATTTCGCCCATGACTACTGCGGGCCTCCCAAAATCGGTTGCCCTTTGGTGCTGCCATATTCATCTCACTTAGTTGTTATTTCAGGTTGAGCATCATGCTCCGGTAGTGAAAAGGTCTAACGCTTCCTTCGATTTACGCACCGCTTCGATAGTACGGGTCGTGATATCTGAATTAGCGCCGCCTGACTGGAAGTGAATTTTGAATAGCTCAAGCTTCAGTTCGTCAGTGCCAATGAACTGAAATGCTTCCTCTGCGGCTGCGTTCTGGTTCATGACCAGTTTGTAAATCTCTAGCTGGAATTTCTGTTCTTCAGTCATGGGAATAATCTCTGCCATTGTTGGCTCCGTTTATCCGTTAAAAGGGATATCAGTTAAGTTATCCCGTGTAGGGTATAAGCCATTATCAAAGCCACTCTGTAGGGAATGGCTTTTGTAATAACTACTGTTCGCTTAGCTTCTGCTTCAGCAAGTAACCTTCGAGCATCCAGATTTTGTTTACAGCATTCTGCCGGGCAATCTTCCGACCAATTTCTGCATCAAAGTTTTCCGGTCTTGCACAGGCACTCTCTCCGGTAACGGTGAAGCCATTCTTCAGCACCAGTACGCAGAAAGTGAGCAACTTCAATGGTGATAAATCACGATCGCCTTCTTCTGGTTTTTCCCTGCCACAATATTCGTTGCTGGAAATGGCACCATTTCGTCCATCATAAGCAGTAAAGTAATGCTCGCTTTTAATCACGTCTTCGATGTGCTGCGGGGTGATTCGCGGTGCCGTTTTGCCTTTCTCAACGATTTCTTTTTCGATTTGCTGGTCGTTCATAATTATGACCCTGTGGAGTGGTTGCTTGATTAGGATGTCTTTCCATCAGTCCACCACCACAAAGAATCTTTTTTGCCATAAGGCAGGAGGTTCATCTTTCAGTGGCTGCCAGTGTTATTTCCCCACTTACTGGCTTGGGTTGTTTCGTGGTACTGCCGTAATGCAAAACTGGATTAACCAGCAGAATCACACCATTCCGGGCAAATACATTTGCACTTCATTTGCCGCTCTCTCACGTGCAACATGAAGCAATCTTTTTCGCCCACCAACGCCCCACTTAGCCATTTGGCTTGCGCACTGGCTTATCGCTTTGGTTTCAGTATTGATGATGTGATCGATTCTATTCAGACGGGACATTGCGCCAACGCCGAGACGGACGACCGTTTTGAAAACTTCATAAACTTCGATTTCAAATTCCGGCTTAATCCATGCTGCATATCTGATTGCCAGAAGTTCAACACCCCACACACCTGGTTCTGCACCACCTTTGATTATTTTAAGTGGTTGAATTTGTTCCAAAGTGCTTTTTTGCACTTTGGCCTCCAGTGCTTTTATGAAGCGTTTTATCTGCGCGCTACGCAAAAACTGGCTTGGGCGCTGTTGCTCTGTAGCCTCTCCATTTGCAACTGCTGCTGCATGGAGATCGTTTAAGTTGTAGCGTCCATCCTCATCAACACGAACGGACACACCATTGACAATAACTGTTGGGTACTTCATCAGTGATTACCTTTTAGTGATGAACCTTGTCACACAGGATTCCGGCCCACAGAAAGGCACCGATCACCAAACCGGCATCCTCAAGGGTCATCCTGAAAGGTTCTGTGTTCAGAAGTCGCGCGTGTGAAGCGCGTTTGTTGCAGATATAAAAAAGCCCCGCAAATGCGAGGCTAAATCCTGGTATTTGTAATGACTGGCTCTTATCTCAACGCAGCCCCTTACTGCGCGCCAGATGCTCAACTTCAAGCATCAGCAATGAGATGTTTAATCTGGATTCACTCCAGAAGTGATCACCACCCTGTCTACAGAGCCAGATGTGAAGGATGATGAGTAAAATTATCGCTATCATCGAAGGCATTGCGTCCTGATGTATTCCTGCAAGTAGTTAACCTGCGCGGTTATCTTGTCGATTCCACTTCGGAGACGGTAATAATTGAGTTCAGCATCTGCTGTAAGTCTTGGGCTTTCTCCATCGCCCATGCCGCTGGCTCCGGTCGTTGACTTTGCACAGGTGGCGGCGACTTGCAGGCGCTTACGCCCAGCAGAAACATCAGCACGGAGACTTTCGATAGTCGCGTTAGCATCAGCAAGCTCCTTTGTGTATCTGGCGTCAAGTTCTGCTACATCACGTTGACGCTTCTGCATATCAGCGATTATGGATGCGGCCTTATCACGCTGTTCTTTGTAGGCGATGGCGTTATCACGGTAGTGATTAACAGCCCATGACAGACAGACGATGATGCAGATAACCAGAGCGGAGATAATCGCGGTTACTCTGCTCATACCTCAATCTCTCTGACTGTTCCGCCAGCTTCTTTGAATTTTGCAATCAGGCTGTCAACCTTATGCTCGAACTGACCATAACCAGCGCCCGGCAGTGAAGCCCAGATATTGCTGCAACGGTCGATAGCCTGACGAATATCACCGCGATCAATCATCGGTAAAGCGCCACGCTCCTTAATCTGCTGCAATGCCACAGCGTCCTGGCTTTTGGGAGAGAAGTCTTTCAGGCCAAGCTGCTTGCGGTAGGCATCCCACCAACGGGAAAGAAGCTGATAGCGCCCGGCTGCTGTTGATTTGAGTTTTGGGTTTAGCGTGACAAGTTTGCGAGGGTGATCGGAGTAATCAGTGAATAGCTCTCCTCCTACAATGACGTCATAACCATGATTTCTGGTTTTCTGTCGTCCATTATCAGTTCCCTCTGACCACGCCAGCATATCGAGGAACGCCTTACGTTGATTATTGATTTCCACCATCTTCTACTCCGGCTTTTTTAGCAGCGAAGCGTTTGATAAGCGAACCAATCGAGTCAGTACCGATGTAGCCGATGAACACGCTCGTTATATAAGCGAGATTGCTACTTAGTCCGGCGAGGTCGAGAAGGTCACGAATGAACCAGGCGATAATGGCGCACATCGTTGCGTCGATTACTGTTTTTGTAAACGCACCGCCATTATATCTGCCGCGAAGGTACGCCATTGCAAACGCAAGGATTGCCCCGATGCCTTGTTCCTTTGCCGCGAGAATGGCGGCTAACAGGTCATGTTTTTCTGGCATCTTCACGTCTTACCCCCAATAAGGGGATTTGCTCTATTTAATTAGGAATAAGGTCGATTACTGATAGAACAAATCCAGGCTACTGTGTTTAGTAATCAGATTTGTTCGTGACCGATATGCACGGGCAAAACGGCAGGAGGTTGTTAGCGCAACCTCATGCCACCCGCTTTCACGAAGGTCATATGTAGAAGGCCGCAGCGTAACTATCACTGATGAATCCAGGATAGCCAGTGGCTACGGCTCAGTTATGGTGCTGGTTAACGGACTTGAACCGCTACCCATTCGCTTACAAGGCGACCGCTCTACCATTGGAGCTAAACCAGCATGTTTGGCGGGACAGCGTGGACTCGAACCACGATAAGAAGGTTAACAGCCTTCCGTAATGACCTTTATACGACTGACCCAAATAAAAAAAGCCACCGTTGCAACTTAAGAGTCACTAACGGCAGTTTACCTTCTAATTATGGCTAAATGGATAATTGCATGTCAAGGCTTTTAACAGCAACATGCTTAACTTTCTCAACACGTTTACGCATTTTGAAAGCATTTTGCATTGGCTGGTACAAAACAAATAACGACGCTTTCAGGATGTCGTCAATTTCGTTTCTACAGGTTGCCAGTGAAGGTTTTCTCCATCCCTCGCCACCACGTCCACACATCTTGCGTGGCTTTGCAGTCGCGTGATAGTAGGATGCAATTGCTCGCTTAGATGAACCATGAGCGTAGTAGCTGAGGAGGATGCCAAAGGCTTTCTTGTCAATGCACATGACGGAATCGACGACCTGAGAAATCAACATTCCATCATCATCATTGCACATTGGCCTTGTCATAACTCTTCCCGGCTCTACGCTCTCCATGAACTTCGCTATTACGCTGCTCATGCGCTTTTCCAGACGACCTGAATAAACCCATGCGCCCCACAGTTCAAGCCAGCAATTCAGCCACTCATGCTGTTCTTTGGTGAGGTTTAGTTCTCTTATGCTCATCGTCTTCCTCTCTTGCCCTGTTTGACCATCAGGACGCCGTTAACTATTACGTGACGCTCGCCTTTGCTGTCTCTGTTGTACTTGAGCACTGTTCCTCTTGCGCAGGAAAGCATCCTCGCCACTTCGGTCTGATTGCCTCGTGTCTGGATAAGAAGCTCTGGTATCGTTTGAATTGTGGCGTTCATACGTTCTCCAGTTCGGTGATTTTTATTCCAAGCCTTCCGCCTGGTACTTTCACACCACGAATTACGCGAATGTCATCGAATTGCTCGTCGTCTTCCGCAAATCCGGCGTGGATAAGGGAATCGAGTAAACCTTTCAGGATGTTATCGAGGTCGCGGCGGCGGGAGTCTGGAACGTCTGCGATGACTTTGATGCGGAGTCGTGATTTGGTGAAAATGTCTAACTTGAGTTGGCGGATGATTTGCTGAACGTCTTTTCGGTATTTCTGGCCTTTATCGCTGATGTAGTATTGGCTTCCCCGTCTTCGCCAGTAGGTGTTCACCGACGGCGGGTATGGAAGCACAAACTGATATTCGTTCATGGCTTAATCTTCCCCTCCTTCAGCAGTATCGCCTGCGTCCTGATCACGCCTTCCAGGTGGTAAAGTCTGGCGTCTTTGTTGTCGAGGTTATGGGTGCGTCGGTCGATTTCATCGTGACACGCGCTACAAGCCCATGCGCCGATCAGGTCGTCAGGTTTCATTCCCGTTCCGCAAATTCCAGCCATCCGGTAATGTGCCAGAACTGTAGTTTCAGGGTTGCCATTGCATACGCCGTAAATACGTACCTGGCATTCTCTGCCGCGTGCTTCTTTGCGTAGGTTAGCCATTAAGCAGCCTCCCCGGTTACTTTCAGCATTCCGTTATCGAGCAGCTTTCTGGTCAGCCACTGTTGACCACGCCCGGTGATTTTTGTGGTGAACGATATCTGTATTCCGTGATTTGTGTTGACCGCTGTTTCTTTCACTGTGAAATAGCCGCGATCCATATATTCCTGCATTGGCACATTGCGCCGGGAACCTGAAGCAATAAGGATTTTGTGATCGCGCATCCACGCAAACAGTTTGTTTGGACCAATACCAACAACCTTTGCAAAGTTTCCAATCAAAATTCCGCTGGCCTCGCCAACGCGATCGGCAAACTCAACTTTAGGTGCGGCAATTGCGAGCTGGTTTTCCAGTTGCATTTTCTGCTCAGCAAGATCAGCAGCAAGGCGCAACGCTTCCGGTAACGTTTTTGGGATATTAACCGCAGTTTCTTCAAGCTCTCGCCAACGGTCAACAAGACGAGCGGTGAACTCTGGCGACAACTGGGCAACAACGACAATACTGTCTCGCTTACCTTGTTCGCCCTCGAAGACGTAATGCTCGTACTGAACACTGAACCCTAAGTTATTGATTCTTTCGGAAACCTCAATTTGAGGAAGCCGGATAACACCATTTTTAGCCAGCGTTTCGATGGTACGTTTCACATTGTCATGACGCTTACCCACCAACTCAGCGATTTCAATGCTTGTCATTTTGATGGCATTGCCATTTATTAACTCATTCATCGTCTTCTTCCTCGTACATTGAGCTATTCGGATCGCTCATCAGCTCTGCGCAGCAATCGGAGCATACGTGAACTTCCAGCACATGCAGCTTCTGACCGCAGTTAGCGCACGTTAAAGCTCGCTCGACGCTTTCTTTCTGGCATTGAAGGGATTGGGATGGGCTAAGCATTATTGGCGTCCTGCATCATGAGAAAGACAATCATGGCGGCGCGGAGTTGGTTTTCATCTTGAGTCATATGATATGGGGTGCTATCACTGCCAACTTTTCTATGCGCTGCCTTCCATAATCCATTTTCTGGCGCTGGAATAATGCCAATTCTGTTCTCTACGATAATCGGCTCTGCGTCTTCAGGATTATTGCAGTAGTCGTACCATCGATAATTACCATTTGATTCATTGCCGACAGACCGTCCATCTGCGTTGTGCGGATAACCTAATGGTATTGCCCCCACTATCGCTTTAAATACTCGCTTGTTAATTTCAAAATCACTTAACTGTGAATAATCCATTGTCATTTCCTCGCACGATGTCTTAGCCACCGGATATCCCACAGGTGAGCCG